CATCCCGAGCATATTGATGTCTTTCATCGCCAGAGTCACGATGGTCTCCTCAACTTTTGGGAAACTCAGGGTACTGATATGACAATTGATGACCTGATGAACTATGACCCTTACTTGGGAAGAATCACAAATCCATCCCCGCCACAAAGTTAGGGTCTTCTGACTCAGGGCACTTGACATCACCTCCTGTTGCCTATATAATGACATAGTTCTTTATAAGACTACAATGACCGTTACGACCAATGAGCACGGGCAACAAAACCTGTTCGCAAAGGAACCTGAAATGTATGTGTCTCCAACTGATGCAGAGCGTTATGCACTTGAGACTTATGCCGAAAGGGCAGAAAAAGCAAATTCAAGATTTGCTATGCTAGGATTCGTTGCCGCAGTTGTGTCTTATGCACTCACCGGACACCTCTTCTTTGGTGTAATCTGATGAACGAACTCATTTTTACCGTAACGATTATTTCTTTTCTTGTGCTTCTGGCACACTCTATCAATCAACTTTCCGACACTTACTAAGGAGAAAAAAAATGAAATTTGGATTTACTGAAACTGCAGAACTTTGGAATGGAAGACTTGCTCTGCTTGGATTTGTAATTGCCGTAGGTACTTACTTGACGACCGGTCAAATTCTTCCCGGAGTGTTTTGACTTCTGATATTCTCTCAATATTCTGTGGAGTATTAATATCTGCAATACTACTAAATGTATTGAAACTCTCAAATAAAAAATAACAATATCAATCCTTCTCTCTAAATATGCAGAGTAGGATTTTTTTTATGCCCAGAGGACAATTGACTAAAGAAGAAATGAAGTATCAGGTCCTGAAGTTAAAGCAGAAACTTCAGAACGAACAGATTACTTATACCTCAGACCCTAAAGCACTTGCGGATCAATATCTGAATATGGTTCTGGATAAGATTAATGAGTATTCACGATAATAATCTTATTGAATATTAATTAGTTATTTTATAAATATCTTTAGTGTCGGTAAATAGATGTAATGACATTAGATCTTCATAACTTTTTTAAGTATTATGATGATGGTAATTCAAACCATGTGGCAGCAGTTCAATGGTTAGAGGATAATCTACCTGCTGAATTCCTTGATGATTCTGAATCCGAGTGGATAGGAATGTTCAGAACAAAACCACCAACACCATCAGTGTTGGCAGTTCCTTATTTCAATCAAGTAGACAACTATAGAGATTCACATCGCACATGCAACTCTTCATCGTGTGCTATGTGCCTTGCTTTCCTAAAACCAGGAAGCATCAAAGGTGATGATGAATATGTTAAGAAAGAATTTGCCATTGGTGACACAACTGATCACTCAGTTCAAACCAAAGTTTTACAAGGTTATGGTGTTAAGTCACACTTTAGTTACAATCTTTCTTTCTCTGATATTGATAAGAGTTTGGATGCTGGCAAACCCGTCGTTATTGGTATTCTTCACAGGGGTTCTCTTTCTTCACCTACTGGCGGGCACATGTGTGTAGTGATCGGCAAGACACCAGAGGGTAAAGGATACTATGTAAATGATCCTTATGGTTCGTTGAATGACAACTATACTGGACCAGTAACAAACGGTAAGAAGACCGTATATACCAAAGCAGTTCTTAAGCATCGTTGGTGCCCAGGTGGCAGCGATGGTTGGGGTCGCATTTTCGATTGATACATAAGGAGAAAACTAATGGCACGTATAGACTTACACAACTTCTTCAAGTTTTATGACGAGAAGAACCCTAATCACATCAAAGCAGTTCAGTGGTTAGAAGATAATCTCCCGGTTAAGTATCTTGATGATACTGTAGATTGGGCGGAGATTTACAGAGGAAAAAAGGGAAGTGCGGTAACTGCGGTTGCCGCTAGTCCTACCGCTCCTGTAGCAGGTGGTGATGATATGCCTATGATGGGCCTTAGATTAATCAAAGAGTTTGAAGGATGCCATCTCAAAGCATATCCAGATCCTCTTTCAGGTGGACTTCCAATCACCATAGGTTGGGGAACTACCCGTAAGAAGGATGGATCACCATTCCATATGGGTGATATCATCACTCAACAGGAAGCAGATGAGTTATTGATTACTCAATGTAAGAACCAGTTTCTTCCATCACTTCGTAAAATCCCACATTGGGGTCAAATGTCTGACGGCAAAAGAGGAGCACTTCTCTCCTTTGCTTATAATCTTGGTGCTGGTTTTTATGGTGGTGATAATTTCAATACTATTACACGCACACTGAAGAATAAAGAATGGGACAAAGTTCCAGATGCTTTATACCTCTACCGTAATCCTGGATCTAATGTAGAAGCAGGACTTGCTCGTAGAAGAAAAGCAGAAGGTGAATCTTGGAAAAAAGGTTAACCTATTAAACTAACAAAAATGAACAACAAAAAGGAAAATGGTATGGGTCAATTAATTCGTGTTGTGATTTTGAGTTGGTCTGCTGCACTACTTACCGCAAGTTATGCTGGTATGTTTGCTAAAATGGATCCCACATTCATTGCTACAGTATTCACTGCTTCTGCTGCCACTTTTGGTATTAATACAATGAAGAAAGGTGGAGATGATGATGATGAAAAAAAGGAACTTCCAAGAACTGAGACAGTTGTAGAACCACCCGTTTCACTAGAATCACCTGTTTCAACAATTGCTGAAACAACAGTATCTCTTGAAGAAAGAGTTGAAGCACTTGAGGAAGGACAAGTTCAACCACGTACAGGTGGAGTCTAATGGCAAAATCATCAAACAAAGGTAAGAAAGATTCCAATGGTTCCAAACAGAATCAAGGGAATGCTACAGCAAAGAAAGCAAAGAACGGTGGAAAGAAAAAATGAGGTATTATGCCAAGAGAGTTCAATACTCCAAATCGCGAATGTTGGAATACTCCCATCCACCAAATACTTAAAGCAATAGATAACCACACCCGTCTTCATTTGGAGACGGGTGATTTTTGGCATGAGGAACAGGCACAGATACTAAGAAAGTATGTTAAGGATTTAAAAGTTTTTATACACAGGGAGGAGGGGAGAGAATGACTGATCCAGTTTGGTCCGTGAATATTATGGTTGCTATTCTATTGGCATTAACAATAGGATATATTTTATACATATTTAAATTAGCAAAAGAAGAATGAAACAATTATCATTGGGTCTATCAATTTTAAGTTTGAGTATTAGTGGAGCACTATGCTATGGTGCCTACACAACTTATCAAAAAGCACAGAAGATTTTAGATAATCCAGAAGAGTTTGTGGGTGCTGTGGTAGAGAAGCAAGTGGCAAAATCTTTAGAAAAACTACCCATTCCTAAACTAAATATTAAGGAATTTAAGATGCCTTTCTAATGGATAAAGATCCTTATATTTACAGAGTAAAAAAAGTATTAAAAGTAGTAGATGGGGACACAATCGATGCGGACATTGATCTTGGGTTCGATATTTCTCTTACTAAGCGAGTACGCCTTGCTGGCATTGATACTCCAGAAAGTCGTACTACAGACCTCAAAGAAAAAGCACTTGGACTAGAAGTCAAAGAATGGTTGAAAAAAAGATTAGAAGGTGCTAAAGATATTTTAATCAAAACACAACTACCTGATAGTACCGAAAAGTATGGTAGAATTCTTGGTAAATTGTATATTAATAATGAAGAAACATCACTCAATGAACAGATGATTGATGAAGGATATGCCTGGTCATATATGGGTGACGCTAAAGTGAAAGATTTTGCATTATTGGAATCTAAACGTAAGAAGTAATTATTTGTCGTGTGCTTTTTTATATTGACTTTTCTTTTCTTCCTTCCATTCTTTTTTAAGTAACTTAAGATTTTTCTTATCTAATTCTGCTGTGAAGTAGAGTTGTAATTCATACTGGGTAAGGTCTCTATTCAAGAGTTTCTTACCCCTTATAAGTATCTGTTGAATGATTGGTTTCATTTTACCTACCATCCATTCCACCAAAGATTTGCCAATAAGAGCCGCAGCAACAGAAGCAGTAGCAGTGGTGCCAGCAAGTATAACCTGTTCTTTTGGAGGAATTGGAACTTCCCCGATGATTGGTACTTCAATTACAGGCACTCCAAGATTAGTGTTTACTGGTAGTATCGCATCTTCATTTGATTTATCTTCTTGAGGCAATACTTGTTGAATTTGAGGAGGTAGTATAGGTGGTGGACTATCAGGAAGACCTCTAGACTTCTCTTGCTTCTCATCCTCCTGTGCCTTCTTCTCTGCTCTCACTGCCGCATCAAACTCTTCCTGAGTGGGCACTCGTAGGGTAGGATACTTTATTGATGGGTCAGTAAATCTAAAAACTGGTACTTCTAAACTACGAATAAGTGCTTGAGGTGTCTGTTGAACGACTGGTGGATTTATTGTAGGAATAATACTGGGTCCACCAAGATTGTTAATATTTGGAATCGCATTCGCACCAATGTTGGGGATTTCACTCATTTTGTATAACTTACTTCATTACTGGGGGTTTGCTTATAACAACTCCATTTCCTGTCATAATATGTCCGTTTGGTGCAGTTGCCATTACATCAGCACAAGTTAATCCATAAGGACTATCTGGGTGATAGAATATTCCTGCTTTTATCTGCTCTCCACAAATTCTCAACCTTACAAGAGCAAAATCAAGTTTTGCTTTATCTGCTTCTGCTTGTTGTCTTATAATTTCAACTTTTGCTCTTGCCTTACATATCTCTTGTAGTGACCCATCAAGAGGAAAGTTGAAACCTAAACTTATACCAGCATTACCACCAAAAGACTGAAATGTTTCTGGGTCTAAACTTTTATTTGTATTACCAAAAGCAAATGGAGCAATACTCATAGTAGGTCCTTGGCAACTCACACCACCACCATAAGTATTCATAGCATAAGGTCCTTGTAAAACCTGAACTGCCTGATTTACCACACTACCTGTAGCACTTGCACTTGGACCTGCAATGTTGGTATTACTCGGTGCCTGCTGTGCTAATGCCGACCCACTTAAAATTACTGAGTAAAGACCGATACGGATGTAGTGGTTGATTGTTGCTCTGTAGTTCTGTCTAACCATGTTTCTTTCGCAATTCCAGGAGTTAAATATGTCTCACTGAATTGGAACGGAGCACCAGGAGTGGTTAGAGTATAAGTATTTCCAGGAGCAGGTGTTCCAGTAAAAGTAATGTTTGTTCCAGTTACGGTATATGATGTACCAGTTGAATAATCAATTTGACGAATTACCTCTACAATTTTGGTTGTAGTTTCGGTTGTTGAATTGATAGTTCCTCTTGTAAAGTTAGGAACCACTGTATTTGCCAGGGCACTTGACGAAGAAAACCCTAGCAGGAATACACCTACTAGGATATGTCTCATTTGAATACGCTCAGTTCAATAGTGCGTTGTGCTGTTCCTGTTGAACCAGGACCACCGGCAGTAATAGTAGGAACACCAGTTCCTGATAATGTACCAGCAAGAGAACCTTTGTCTCCTGCTAACTGAGTAACACTATCTCCATAAAGGTTGGGAGAAGCAATGGCTCCAGCAGACCAAGATTGGTTGGTAACTAAAGCATCGGAAGCAGTAAAACTTTCCGAGAAACTAAATGCCTGACCTGATGTATTGATATCATAAGTTCCAGCACCACTTGTTCCACCAAATGCTGATGATGTAATGTTTGTTCCCGACACACCATAAGATGCCCCGATTCTTGTTGACTGTACCGCAGCACCCTGTACGCTAAGTTGAACAGAATCAGTAATTTTAGATGTAATCTCAGCAGCACTTACAGGAATAGCAAAGAATAACGAAGAGATTAAAAGTAATCTTTTCATTTTCTTGTATGAATGACTACAGGTATTTATGAAATCTTTTTTATTATGAGAGAAAAAATAGTTCTTATTTATACTGTGCCACTTAGGTAATTGGACC